AAGCGTTAAAAAAATACAGGAAATAGGATTTATATTAAAATATTTTTACGAATTACACGATGATTTGGTATATAACGAAGTAATTATGTACTCTTTAGGGTTCAATGGATATATTGATTGCCTTGAAGGATTACAAAAAAATATTGAAGAGAGAAAAATAAATTATTCTGCGTTTGTCAAGAGCAAAGGTAAATCACATTTTAAAAACAATTATTATGGACCTTTAAAGGACGATAATCCGATTAAAAACACAATCAAATTTAAAAAGAATATTATCGTTACTGGTCCCAATGCATCTGGAAAAACAACTATACTCAAATCTACACTTATTAATATCATTTTGACACAGCAATTTGGGTGCGGTTTTTACGAGTCCGCACAGTTAAACCCTTTTAAATATATCCATTGCTATTTAAATATTCCCGACACATCTGGACGCGATAGTTTATTCCAAGCTGAAGCACGACGATGTAAAGATATTTTAGATTTAATAAAAACAAATGAAGATGAAACCCATTTTTGCGGATTTGATGAATTGTATTCAGGTACAAATCCAGAGGAAGCAGTAACCAGTTCTACCGCATTTATGAATTATATAATTAAGAACCCAAATGTTCATTGTATTTTAACAACACATTTTATCAAAGTTTGTAAAAAATTACAAAAAAATAAGAACATTATTAATTGTCATATGGAGACAGAGAAAAAAGACAATACCTTAATCTATAAATACAAATTAATAGACGGAATTTCTGAAGTTAAAGGTGGTGTAGCTGTATTAACAGCAATGGATTACCCAAAAGAAATTATTTCTAATACAAGTGATGAGTAAAAAACTCTATAATAATATAAACTAATTCGTTAATTTAAATAATTAATTTATATATCCTCTTTGTAATAATATGGCTTCTTTAACAGATTTATTTAATCCTACTTTTTTAATGTTTTTAGGAATATTAGTGCTCGTAGTAGCATTGCTTGTTGTATATTTTGAAACTAAATTTAGAGAACAAAATCACAAAATTTCTTCTATGTTGAGTCTTGTTTCTTCTTTAGCTGAAGAAGTAAATGGTTCTAAAATGATTATTCATCAACTAACAATGAATCATCAACCACACAGCCAACAATTTTTTCAACAACAACAACCCAATTTAGAAAAAAGAATAGTACAAAATGATAATTTAATTCTTGTTTCTGATGATGAAGATGATTCTGATTCTGACGCAAGTGATGAAGACGATTCTGAATCTGATTCTGACGCAGCAAGTGAAGTAAGTATTGATGAAAACGTTGATGACGACGACGATAGTGATATAGAGCTTGGCGATCATAGTAATGATGTTAAAGTATTAAAACTGAACATTAGCGACAATAATGATGACAACAGTGAATCTGGTGACGATTTAGAAGAAATGGATGATTTATCGGCCGCAAGCTTAGAAGACTTAGACGATAGCAGTACCAGCAGTGTATCCATTAAGGAAGAAAAAAACGATAATATAAAATCAATGGACTTTAAATCTATCAATATTACTTTAGAAGAAACAAAACCAGAACAACCATTGGATTATAGAAAAATGGCGATACCCAAATTAAGAAGTATTGTAGCCGAAAAGGGTCTTTCATCCGATTCTTCAAAGTTGAAAAAAAATGAATTACTTAAATTGCTTGGAGTTGAATAAGAATTTTATCTTGTAAATATATAAATGTCGTGGGGCACTTGCTATAGCGGTTCTAATAATATTCATTTTAATTTTCCTCCAATTATGGCGGATGGTCGCAATTTTGCACAATGGCAGCCAGATGCTGCTGTCAATAAACAAATACAACAAAAAGAAGGCATCACAAACAACTGGAGCTATCGCCAATATTTACAGCAAAATGGTCTTCAAATTATGAACTATAATACTACTGAGGCGTGTTACGAATTAGGTCTTGACCCGCACGTTCAAACCGGCAAAACACCGTCCGACAATGTTCCTTACACATTTAAGTCGACTTTTGATACTGGGAAACCCGGTTTTGGTTACTGTAACAGTGATCTGAAAAATCCTTACTTGTCACGTGAACAATTGAACTCGAGGTTGGTTGCGCCATCTATCAACTCTCAAGTCTATACAAATAAACAGTAAACAGTAAATATTATATTTTATTATTATATAATGTCTACATTTGAAGATTTAATACAACAAGTTAAAAATGGTAATACACAAAAAGTAGAAGAAATAGTAAATAGTGGCGTTAATATAAACAATAAAGGCAGTAATGGTTTGACTCCGTTGTGTACTTCTATTAGTAAAGGAAATGATGAAATGGTTAAAAAACTCTTAGATTTAGGAGCTGATATTACGCAAAATTGTGCGTTATTTTCTGCACCGGAACACAATTCAGATGATAAAGTCGACGAAATTTCAAGCACACCTATATTTTTAGCTCTTGATAGACATAGAATAAATATAATCGAAATGTTTTTAAACAACGCAAAAGAAAAAGGGTTGAATGACTATATAAATTTTCAACGACCTTTTGACGGAGCAACAATTTTATTGGTTTCTGTTAATAAAGCAAATGATTTTTCGGATGAAAACTATAGTCTAATTACAAAACTTTTAGAATATGGCGCAGACCCAAATATAAGAAGTACATATGGAAACACTCCTTTATTAGACGCATCAGCCTTAGGCATTTTTAATATAGTTAAAAAACTTTTGGAATTTGGCGCAGACCCAAATATTCCAAATAAAGATGGATGGACTCCTCTAATGATAGCATCTAATAATGGTTATTCTGAAATAGTTAAGTTACTTTTAACCAAAGGCGCAGATGTAAATTATCATTCTGGAAACAATATTACTGCTATATCATTAGCTTCAAGGAATGGCCATAATGATATTAAATTTTTGCTTATAAATAAAGGCGCAGACCCTAAATATATTGAAAAAACAGAAAAAAAAATCACACCACTTTCTATTATGGATAGTAAAAAAGGCGGCACAAGAAAGAACCGTAAAAATAAAAGAAAAACGAATAAAAGAAGGAAACTCAATAAAAAAAGAAAAACTAATAAAAGAAAATGATTTAATAACAAGTATTTTAATAATTAAATAATATATGAAAATACTTAGTATAGATGTTGGTATCAAGAATTTAGCCTTTTGTCTTTTTGAAAAATCAGAAAACTCTGATTATTTTAAGATTACAAAATGGGATACAGTTAATATTTCAGAGCAACACGAAATCCAAAATTGTATTTTTGTCGATAAAATTGGTCTATGTAATAAACCTGCCAAATTTTCCAAGGACGATCAATGCTTTTGTTTAAAACATTCTAAAAAACAAAATTATCAAATACCAACATCCGAATTAAAATCATCTTCTATTAATAAACAAAAAATACAAAAACTTTTTGAAATTGCTGATAAATATGGGGTTAAATATGAAAAAAAAATCAAGAAGGTTGATTTAGTAACGAGTATTAATGATTATATTAAACAAAATTATCTACAGGAAATTGAGGTAAAAAAAGCAGCCGATGTTAATTTATATAATATTGGAATTAATATTAAAACACATTTTGACAAATTGTTTTCAGATGAGGTTTGTATTGATTCTGTGATTATAGAAAATCAAATTAGTCCAATAGCGACACGAATGAAAACGATTCAAGGAATGTTGGTACAATACTTTGTAATGTGTCCTGTAAATGTGAAAAATGTGGAATTTATTTCAGCATCAAATAAGCTTAAGTGTTGCGATATTAAAGACAAAACCAAGTATAGTGACAGAAAAAAAATGGGTATTGCAAAATGTTTAGAAATAATTACAACAGATTATAGATTCTCTGATAAACTTGATTATTTTAACGCACATAAGAAAAAAGATGATTTAGCAGATTCATTTTTACAAGGGTTATGGTTTCTATCAACTTTTAAAAAAAGTTGAGCAAAAGTAAATAATTAATTTTTTATTATAAAAATATATTTAGTTTGCGTATGACTTAAAATTATATGTTCTATTTAATGAATAATAATGGCTGAAATGATTGAAATATCGGAACTCGATTTTAATGATAATTCGGGAAGTAGCAATTGGAATAATAAGTCGAGTAATTTTGGGGGAGGGCTTGAATTTTTAATGAACGACAAAATTAAAGAAAGTTCAAAATTGTCAAGTGATATTGATTTAGACGATTTAAATAATTTAGAAAATGAATTGAATAATTTAGTGGATGATATTCCAGGTACCAATAGTGGCGGTAGTTATAAACCTGCTTCAGATATGTTTTCGGCGCCAAGTTCTATGTTTAATGATGACAAACCATCTGTCCGTTTTAGCGATGGAGGTTCTTCTGGTGTTGGAAGAGCCACATCTGATTTAGGTGGTGACGCTAAAACCTGGGATGGTTACGGAAAATTTAATAATGTGCCTATCAACCCTGATAAGGGTCTACCATCTCAACCTCAATTAACTAAAGAAGAAATGTTAAGAGAGAAGTTCAAGTTTTTGCGCAAGTTAGAGGCACTTGAGAAGAAGGGTGTCGAGTTATCCAAAAAATACTCGATGGAGTCCTCGTTACAAGAAATGATGGGTGAATACGAAACCATTATGGAGGAGAAAACCAAGAGTAACTCGGTTAAATTCCAAGGCAATATGCTTATGGCTGTTATCAACGGAATCGAGTTTTTGAACGGACGTTTTGACCCTTTTGATATTAAGTTAGACGGTTGGTCTGAACAAGTGAATGAAAACGTTAGCGACTATGATGAGATTTTTGGTGAGTTGTACGAGAAATATAAGAGCAAGGCATCGATGTCACCTGAAATCAAATTATTGTTCCAACTTGGCGGCAGTGCTATGATGGTCCATATGACAAATACTATGTTCAAATCCGCTATGCCAGGTATGGACGATATTTTGAGACAAAACCCTGATCTGATGCGTTCATTCCAAAATGCGGCTGTTAATTCAATGGCCAATACCAGTCCTGGGTTTTCCGGTTTTATGACTAATATGATGAATCCAGAACCTCAAGTTCCCAGTGGTATGGGACCCCCTCCTCCGTTGGCAACACAGGGACAATACGCACCACCTCCTCCTC